ATATCATTCAGCTAGTTATTGTCGTAACGCTTACTCTGACTATTTTGGTAAGTCATCTAATGATGTGTTTGGCACTCCATTAACAAATAAATTGAAATTTGGTATTCGTGTAACATCTAGATTTAATACTATGGAACAATATGTTGATAATATTGGTCCTATACAGGATATTTGTGATAAGATGGTATTTCATGGTACTAATTTCCATTTGACTAAATCTGAATGGGATGAAGTGTTTCCTCAAGTTCCATTTACTGACGGGGATACTGGATTATCATGGTTATATTGTACTGGACTTCATCGTTTGCGTGACCCAACAACTCACGAGACAAAATGGTATATGAAATATGCTGAAATTTCCCGATTGCATCAGACTGTTCCATGGAACGCTACACTTGTGCATTTTGATACTTATACCGTTATAGGTTGTTCACGGCGTTTTCAATCTTCTTATAAAAAGTGGATCTCTATGACAACAAGAGAGATGAATTGTATATATGGATTATTATTACATCATAGTCCATTAATTAATTGGGTTCAAAGTTTATATCGCCAGACTAAACAACGTTCATTGCGATTCTTTAGTGCTATATGGGATAAAATTTCTGGTTCATGTTCGTACTTGTGGACTAAGGCAAAGGAATATAAGAAACCTATTGCTATTTTGGCTCTTTCAGCTGCAATAATTGGTGCTTGCACACAGTTTGCACAGTTGTTTTTGCCCCAAGCAACTTCATTTAGAGCGAGTTCCATCTTCGCTAATAAAGGAGGAAAGAGTTCATTCACATATAATAATATTGCACAAAAGTTACAACATGGTGTAGTTCGTTGTAACGTGAATGGTTCTGGATTCCAAGGTTTTAAGGTTTATAACCGTTGCTTGCTTGTTCCATGGCATGCTGTTAAACAGATTAAGACCCAACCAAAAGTTAAATTTTGGTTATCTGTTGATATTAGTCCCGGTGTGAAATATGGATTTGAGATTGACCATCTTAATATTACCCATGTAAGAGGATGTGATAGTGCTATTGTATATAGTACTGATTTCCCTGATTGGGGAGATCGTATTAAATATATTAAGACTCGTGCGCAATTAGATGCTGAAAAGATGGAAAGTGCTGTTATAATAACTAGAACAGTACGTGGCGATTTAGAATTTGGTGAGTGTCCTTATGATCATATGCAGAAAGGTAGAACTGTAACATTACTTGGTTCTAGTGTTGAGA